GCACCGGCACGCACAGCCAAGGCATCGCTGCCGACATCGGCGTCTCGGGCGCTGATGCCATCAGCCTGCTGCGCCTAGCGTTGGATGCGAACTTCACCGGCATCGGCGTCCAGCAGAAGGGCAACGGGCGCTTCATCCATCTGGACATCAGAGAGCACCCGGCGATCTGGAGCTACTAGACCAGCGCTGCAATCAGCGCCGTCGTGGCGACCACAACGATGACTAGCAGCAGCGTGCGGATCAGTTCCCACACGATGTCCTCTGAAGACTTCTGACTGTCTGCGCCGAGGTCGGTGGCGGCTTCGGCTGGTGCAGGTGCATCGCTGAAAAGGTGCTCTGGCTTGGTCATCGCTATCTCCAAAAGTGCTTGAGATGCTCACCGCTTGAGCGGATCACCCCGTCGGTTTGCTCGGGCTTGGGTTTGAGGTCGGTCACGCGGTAACGCGACTGGGTTTCGTTCGGCATCTTCAGGCCAGGTACAGCCTCCTCCGATGACACAAAGGTCTTGAAGCATCCGCCACAGGCGCGTCTGCGGTAGACGAAGCCGTCATGCGGACGCGACTCCAGAACCTTGGCTTTTGTCGTTTTGTTGCAGTGTGGGCACTTCACGTTTGATCTCCTCTGGAATCCGTGGCAAGGGTGCCCACCCAAGCCAGGATTTACTCTTCCCATCGTATTGGCCGTAGACGGCCACCATTCCAGTCGTCAGCAACTGCACCTTGCGCGACAGCGGGCAGGTGCTCATCGGCTGCCAGTAGTACTCAGTGTCCACCACGGCGGCCTTGTCTGCCGTCTCGCGGATCATGCCGCCCGTCCTGCGTAGGCCCAGACGCTGTTGGGCGGCAGGCGCTGGATGAACCGCTGCCGCGCACGCTGCGCCCGCCTGACGTCTCGCGCCCTCGGCGGTCGCGGTGCATCAGCCTCAGACCCCAGCGAGTACGCCGGCATCGGCGTGAGGCGCACGCAGCCCTCGGGCTTCCAGGCGCTGACATGAATCAGCCGCTCGACCTTGAGCCGGTAGACCAAGGTGCTGACGGTCTGAGGCGACGCGGCGGGGACCCGCGCCGACACCTCGCGGGCCGTCAGCGGGCCGTCCTGCGCCAGCATGTCGAGCACGGCGGCGCGTTGGAGTCTCACGCTTCCTCCTTGACGAACACCCCGTCCTCGCGCAGCGTGCCGCGTCGGTCTTTGATCTGGGCGTAGGCGATGTTCAGCGCCTCGACCAGATCGACACCCGCGAGGTCCGCGCCGATGATCAGCGTGACCATGAGGTCGCCATAGGCGTCGATGATCTCCGCGCGGTCGTTGCGGTGCAGCGCCGACAGCAGTTCGCCCAGTTCCTCGTGCGTCTTGATGGCCTGCGCCATCGCAGTCGAGTTCGGGATGATGCGCCGCGCCTCGGCCCAGCGCAAGACTTCCAGTTCGACCAGTCGGTAGCTTTCCATGTCAGTATCCGTGTGGTGCTGTGTGCGTTTCGTTCTCGATCAACTTCTCAATGTAGTGCTTGGCCTTGCGCAGATCGTCCACGCCGCCCTTGTGCCGCCAGCGGCTCAGGTACTTGACCGCGTTGCCGTCGAAGTAGCCCAAGCCCCAGTCGCGGATGACGTCCCAGGTCTCGTACTCGAACTGCTTGTAGTGGACGCCGCCCACTTGCATGTCGTTTGCGCTCATTCTTCGCCTTTCAGCCAGCGCTCGATGGCCCTGGCAAAGTGGTGGTGGTAGGTGCCGTTCTTGTGCCACAGGTCAGCGATCACCTCGTCGGTGAGTCGGCGTGGCGTGCAAGTATGAACATCCCCATCCCTGGTGACCTTGCCGCAGTGCGGGCACGTCTGCGGTTCCGCGCTCATACGACGTTCCCCCACCTTTGCGTCACCTCGTCGGGCTTGGCCTGCTGACTTGGCGGCACCCAGCCAAAGCGCCTCCAGGTCTGCTGCACGTCGGTGCGCCAGGCCGGCACATAGTGTCCGCCGTCGGTCAGTTTCCAACTGGGCTCTGTTCTGCGAGGCCCCGCCAGGGCAGGCTCTGAAACCTGCTGATTGTCGATTGCAACGATGCATCCCGTGCTGTCTTCTTTGCAAAGTTCCATGATGTCCCACTCCAATAAGAGTACTCAATGGTGCCCGCGTGATCGCGCTGATACACGCCGATCCTTGCGGGCTGGTCGTCAGTGAACCAGTCTGTCAGATTCACCGATTCACCCCTTCTCGTTCGAATCGTTCAATCTCCGCCAAGTCGTAGAAAATCTTCCACGGACCGATGCGGATCCACTCAGGGCCGATACCGTCCCTGCGCCATACACGCAGGGTTTCGTGGCTCATGCGCAGTCGTGCTGCCGCCTCTTTGGTGGTCAGCAGCACGGGTGGTTTCGAGTCGCTCATCAGATCACTCCTTCATCTGCAGGCTCAACAGGTTCGGGTTGCTGCTCGGCACGCAGTTCCTCGACGCGGCGCTTCGTGACGGCCATCACGCGCTCACGATCCGGGCCTTTCGGGACGCGGCGGATTTCGTCTCGCCACAGTTCCATGCCCTCAATGGTGGCGGTGGTCTTGATGCGCTCTATGAGGCCCTCGACGTCCACGACGACCTCTGCCATCTCCAAGGGTGCCGCAGGCGATTCTGGAGCGTTCTGACGCGACTGCGGGCGTTGCTGCGGCGGGTCCATGTCCTGCACCTCCTCGGGGGTGTAGGTGCCGACGACGACGCCTGGGAACACGGTGCGGATGCCTTCGGAGATGCAGCGGGCGCGGAGCATTTGGCGAGGGTATGAGCGCCACGTCGGGTTCTTGGTGAGACCGGCATCCTGCGCCATCTTGGTTGTCCACATGATTTCCACACTGCCGCCAGACGGGTGCGAGAACTTGCCGACGACCTTGGTGTCGGTGTACTCGCCCCACTCGACTCGGCCGCCAGCGTTCTGGAACCTGGCCAGCATGGCGTCGGCACGCAGGGCGGGGCGGCCATTGATGATGTGATAGTCACGAGCAGCGATTGCCGGGTGCAGACCCTCGGCCTGGGCGATGAGCATGAGGGCCATCGCTTGGTCGGGGTTCTTGACGCCGAACAGTCCTGACTTGGCCACGCTGATGGCCATGCGTTCGATCTGGTCTACGGGTACGAGTGCGGTCATGCTTGCTCCTCAACAGAAAGAGAGTTCATTTCAGAATCAGCGCTCTTGGAATTGCGCTCCAAAGCAGCGGCTAGTGGCGATTTCGTGCGGTACAGCTTGCTGAGTGGGCGCTGTTCAATCCACGCTTGCAAAGCACGAGTTGTTTTGCGATACCTCTCCGTCATCATTTTTTGACCACCACCGTTTCCTTTGGTGCTGACAATCCAGTTGCGAAGCACTAGGGCGGGATTGTTGCGCTCCAGCATTTCGCCAGTTGCCAAGGCCTTAGAAAAAGCTTCAACCTCTTCTTGGTAGCCTTTATGGTGCGCGTCAACTAACGCTGCCACTACGGCCGCCGGGAGCTTACCGACGTGTTCCAGCTTCAAAAGCTGTGAAATACTGTCTCCAATTTTTTCTAAATGCAAAGCAAATTCTTGCGGCTGATATCTCATTGTTGCAGGGAACTCATCCCGGGCCAACATGCTGGTGCGAAGCAATGCTGAGACAAACGCAGAAACCTTTGTGTCGAACATAAACTGCATGTAGTCTCGCGGGGTTCGATTTGCCCCGCCATCTACTGCAGCCATTGCCTCGTCAGGCAATCCCGTCGCGATCAGCATCACAATGGGTGGATAGCCGGCGACACGCAAAGCCTCTAAGCGGTGCTGGCCGTCAATTAAAAACCCACTGGCAGATACGCCGATGCCTTGATTTGTAGGCACCCACATATTGCATTCCAATGCGCGTTGATAATTGTTGACAACAGCCGGGCGGCGATTTCTGTTTTTTGTATTTAGCGCCAACAACGCTTCCACAAGGTCGCAAGTCATCGTTACAAACGACGCCGTGGGCTTGTCTGTGATTAATTGTATGGTCATGTCTTTCTCCGAATCGGGGCGGTCTCCCGCCCCTGTGGGTTACTGTGCGGTCTCGACGGCCACGCCAGCAGCCATCATCTCGATGATGTCGTCCTGCGTGGCCAGATCGACTGTGTAGCCAGACGTTACATGCTGCAGGGCCTGCAGGCGGGTGGTGGCGCGAACCAGGCGCTCGGGCTGGTCGGGGTGGCTGACGACGTACACCTTGGAGGTGCGGGTGTAGCTGCGCTTCTTGGTTTCGTTGGTTTCGCTCATTGCTTTTTCTCCGCGAGGACTCTGAGAGCCTCGACTTGCTTGCCGACCTCTTGCAGGAATGAAGTAACGCGACGTTCGAGGTCGGCGATGAACGCCTCGTCACGTTCGATGCGCTGAACATGCAGCTGCAGTTCAACGGGCATCCGGGGATCGTAGGAAACGAAGTCGCACCAGTCGCGGCCGGTGATCCACATCTGACCCTGAATCTGAGCGGTGTGATGCTCGGGCATACCGTTCAGCAGCGTCTCAATGTGAACGCCGGTGTTGAACGGGCACTTGATCTCCAGCAGGCCGTCCCAGTACACCAGACCGTCAGGCGAGCAGCCTGCCATCAGGGTGTCGTGGGCGACGAAGCCGGTTTCCTGCACTTCGATGTCAGCGTGGCGCTCGTAGGCTAGGCGGGCTGCGGCTTCCTGCTCAGTGCCCCAGTTCATGGCGGTAGTGGCAAAGCGTTGTACTGGTTGCTGAGTCAGGCGCTCGACGACCAGTTCGGTGAGGTAATCCTGCTGGGCCTGAGCGGGGTTGCCGTTTTTCAGCGTGGCCATGACGTCCTTGAACCTGGATGC